CTAAGACCAGGCGGCCTTGCTCCGTGACGAACGCGCCGGTCAGGCCGATGCCATCGGTGCCGTCGCGCCCGGCGGCGCCGTCTTTTCCATCCAGACCGTCGCGGCCGACGGCGCCCGTCTCCCCCGGTACTCCCGGCGCTCCGTCGTGGCCGTCGACGCCATCGCGGCCGTCCACGCCATCACGGCCCGCCGCCCCGTCGATCCCTTTCTCCCCTGGTGGCCCCGGCAGCAGAGCCCGCGCTTCGAGCTCGCCGATCCGCGCCTGCAGCGTGTCCCAGCCCGCCGGCTCCGTGGATCGCGCCTCGAGCGCGGCAATCCGCGCCAGCAAGGGCGCGGTGGCGGCTTTGACGGCCGTGACAATCACGGCGCCGAGATCTTCGGTCGGCGTCATGCGGCCACCTCTTCCAGTTCGCGCATCACATAGGCGAGCAAGGCCGCGGTGTCGACGTCGTCCACGTGCTTCGTGGCCGGCGGTTCCGGCGGCGGCGGTGGCCCCGGGGGCAGCGACGGCGGCGTCGGCGTGGTTCCGAGCGCGGGCGGTGGACCGGCCTTGTCGCGGGCATTGAGCGCCGCGAGGGAATAATTTTGCTGTTGGAGATACGGTGTCTCGCCGCCCTTGACGGGTTTGCGGTTGAAGGTCGCGCGGGCTTCATTCGGCGAGAGCACGCCGCCGATCACGCCCTCGGTCGCCACCTTCATCTTCGTGGCCGAGTCCATCCGCAGCAGCGCATCGAGATCGAACTCAATCCCCAGCTGGCCCTTCAATTCGAACCCGCCCTCGAGGCAGAGCTCCGCGGACTCGATGTAAATCTGGAGGCACTGCGAGTAGTACTGCTGATTGAGCGCCTCGATGTTGTTGTAGTTCGGCGGCGGCCCGACGCCGACCATGTACGGCGGCACATGGAACGTCGAACAGACGCGTTCGTCGCCCCACTTCAGCTGGTCGATCAATTGCGCATCGACCGCCGTCATCGTCATCTGCTCGTACTTGAGCCCATCGCCCAGGACGGCGACCTTACCGATGTTCCGCTTCCCGCCGAAGTTGTCGTCCCAATGTTTCTGGATCCGCTCCGCGACCTCGGTGCTGATCGCGGCGGGCGCCGAGAGGACGCCCGAGGGTTGCGATCCGTGCTCGAAGAACGACTCCGACGTCTGCAGAATCTTCAAGCCCTGCATGGCCGCGCGGCCGCAGGCGTAGATCGGCGAGAGGCCTACCAACGGATGGAAGATGGTGTTCATCCGGTCGTGAATGATTTCGCGCGCCGGCACGACCACGGAGGCCTCGGTCACCCCGGAGAGGGCGTCTTGCGTGATCGCGTAGAAGACCTGGCCGAGCGGCGACACCATCACCTGCACGCGCGAGGGATCGAGCACGTACATCGCGTCCACAACGCCGCGGCCGTCGCGTTCTTTCAAGACGTAGGTGTTCCCCCGCGTCAGTTTGGAGAGGATCCAGCACTCGATAAATTGAATCCGGTTCTGATAGTGGTTCGGATCCCGGAGCACCGGCGAAAACGCGGGATTCTCGATCTGGCTGCAGATCTTGTCGTCGTCTTCCTCGACGAGCCGAAACCCGGCCTTGGCGATGTCGGACGCGATCAGCGTGATGCACGACCACGCCGTGCTGTGCGCCATGACGTCCTGGACCGGCGCCGTAATGCTGCGCTGCCAGGCGCCCGCGAACGATTCGCGGATGACGGGCCACCACCCCGGCTGCTCGGAGGGCAGTCGTGTGATCAGGTCCGTGGATTTCCGGCGGGTAATGACGAAGGGCCCGAGACGCATTTACGTCTCGGCTTGCAGATCGCGGCGCTGATACCGGCGCGAGGGCCGCGGCTCGTCCTTCTCCACGACGACGACGCGCTTGGCGGACCCGACCATGACCAGGACGTCGCCCTGTTCCTCCGTCGTCTCGAACTCGTCGCCGGGCTGCTGCCCTTGCGGCAATTCTTTTAGGGCGATGTATCTCATCGGCACTCCACCTTTGGGGACGGAAGAAATACGGGGACGGCGAGCGGGTGGCTCGCCGTCCCCTGTCTGCAAGCGATTACTGTTTGTCGCCCGACGTCTGGCCCGGATTCCCCGTCGGCTTCTGGCCCCCGGGCTGATGCGTCGTGCTTGGATGCGACCCAGCCGGATCCGGTCCCGGAGGGGGATCGCCCGGCTTGTTGGGCTTGGGCGCCGCCGGGGTGTTCTTCTGTGTGTTCACGATAGCTTCCTCCTGCGATGTGTCCGTGTTCGTCGGCACGCCTGAACGCGCCCGCGTGTCTCTACGTCGCGTAGGCCGTCGGCGAGAGGTACCGCACGGCGGTCGCGCGGCGCAGCTTCCACGTGATTTCCCGCTTCGCCATCAGGCCCACGAGGCCGCTCTGCCACAGCGAGACCAGCGAGGCCCCCGTGCCGGTGAGGCCGCTCTGCGAGGACGTGTCGACCATTTCGAGCGACGCCTGATCGCTGGCTTCCACCGTGACCACGCCGTCGTCAGCGAGGTAGACGTCCGACGCCTTGACCGCGATGATCATCTGCGTCGCCGGGGATCCGACCGACGTCAGGTATTCACTCACGATGACCGGGAAGCCGCGCAGCTGTCCGCCCAGCATGTTGATCCCAGGGAAGTCTTCATTCCCGAGGGTGTTGATCATCATCGACAGCTGCAGCGCCTGCGTCGCGGACATGATCAGGACGATGTCGTGGGGATCGAGATTCGCCGTCGCGAAGGTCGCGATCATCGTCGCGAGGTTCGTGCGGAAGAACGCCGCCGTGGTGCCCGTGGGGGTCGTCGCTACGACGCCGTTCGTGATGGAGGCCGGCGACGTCGCGCCGTTGGCCGCCTTGGCCGGATCCACGAAGTCCAGATCCATCTTAGCGTTCACCGCGCGCGCGAGATCGTCGCGGACCTTGGCCTCCGCGCTCGGATTCGAGAACCGGATCGCTTCCTTCGTCAGCACCGCCAGCGCGGCGAGCTTGTGAAACAGCAGCGACGTGTTGAACGTCACGGCCGCCGAGGGCAGCGCCGGCAGGCCTTCTCCCACCCACCCAGCCGTGTAGCCGGTGGACATCCCCGACACGCGCTCGTTGAAGCCGACGCGGTTGAGGGACGGGTAATTCGGACCGCCGCCGGGATTCGGGCCACCGAACTTGCCGATGATCGACCCGGGCCGCAAGAAGTCGATGAAGTCGTTCATCACGTTGTACGGGACCATGTCGTCCATGTAGTGCGACCCGGTCGTCGAGCCGCCGGCGACGGCGGTCTTCTCCACCAGTTGCATGACCCCCGGATCATCCGGGTAGTACTGCTTGGCGAGGCGCATCGCCTCGGCCGCGATCCCGCGCGACGCGCCCATGCACATCGCGTAACGCGCAAAGAGAATTCCCTTCGGCAGTTCCCGCGTGACCGCAATCCGGACGCCCGACCGCGTCTGCAGCCCTTCCTCGGTCGTCTCGCCACGGACCGGCACCGCCTCGGCCTTCTCGCGCTCGACGGCGGCGCGCAGCCGCACCAGCTGGGCGTCGATCTTCGCGACGTCGGCCGACAGCGTGTCGTGCTCTTCTTGTTCGGCGTCGTCCATCGTGACGCCCGCGTCCCCGGACTTCACCAGGAGTTCGTTCATCCGCCCGGCCTTGGCCTGGCGCGTGGCTTCCCACTCTTTGATCTGATCGATAAATGACTTTTTCGGCATCGTGGTGTCCTTGCGCGTGTCCATCCGGACGCCGCGCGCTGATGCCGGTACACCGGCCCGTGTGGTGGTGGATTCGACGGGGGCCGGAGTGCCGGACACGGCCAGGCCGACGTCGAGTGATTTGATCGTCTGAATCGAGGCGCCGACGTTCGCGGGAATCGTCACGGCGGAGAGTTCGAGCCACTCCCATTCCATGAAGATGTAGCCCATCAACTCTTTGTCGAAGGCTTCCTTCAGGGAGCGGAATCCGATCGACAACCCGCGCACCAGTTTGTTGGTGATGCTCTGCCACGCCATGTCGACGCGGTCTTTGAGGAGGCCGGGTTCCGCGATCTGCGCGATGCGGGCCTGAATCTCGATCCCTTTCGCGGTGACCTTGGCGGCGAAGACTTCCCCGATCGGCTGCGTGGAGTCGTGCTGCCACAACAGCGGCAGCGGGAGCTTGAACTGCGCGCCCTCCGGTTCGACGACATCGCCCATGCGATCCGCTTCGGGGGTCGTCGCGAGGCCGGTGATGATGCGCTTCTCGCCATCGACCGCCTTGATCTCGAGAAGGGCGTACGCGCGTTTCAGCAGCATGGGTTCACACACCCATGATCGGGGCCTGGCTGGCTAGCGTCCTACGGTGGGCGGAATCCTGAAGATGCGGACGGCGCGGCGCGACTCTAGGCAATCCTCAGCGGCGGTCACCAGGGCGTCGCGGAGGAACTGACTCACGTTCTGGTGATTGACCTTGGCCGCGCGCTGGGCGAGAGCATGCTCGGCCGGCGACAACCGGATCCGAAACGGCGTGCTCGGCGCCTCCGCGCGCAGGGGCATTAGCGGGGGCCTCCCGCGAAGAACATCTGGAACGTGGGGGCCGCCGCTTCGCCCTGCATCGCCCGCGACAGCGCGGTGAAGAGCGCCACCGGTCCGTCGATTTTGTTCGCCGAATCCTTCCCGCCCGCTTTGCGCGGATAGATCTCGTCCTTGTGGTTGCGCTCGACCACGATGTTACTGACCATCCATGCCATTAGCTCGTTGCCGTCATGCTGGAGCTTCCCCCCCACGACCAGCCGCTCAATGGTCTTCATCGCGGGGTCCATCACCTCGGTACTCTGGGGCACGTCCACGACGAAGCGTTCGACGGCGTCGCGGCCCATCTTGGGCTCGAGCTGCGTGCGGATCGACTGCATCATGAGCCGCGCGGACCGGCGGTCGAAGTCGATCTCCTTGACGTTCAACGTGGCGCACCAGCCGACGAGGTCCTCCTCGATCCTGGCGTAGTCCGCCTCGGACCCCGGCGTCGCGACCGCCCAGCCGTCCCGCACCATGCCCGAGAGGGTGGCAATCGGCGACAGTGTGATCGCGTCCTCCGGAATGTAGATGATGGGGATCACGGCGTACGTCTCCGCCGACAGCTTGAACAACAGCACGCAAGCGGAGAAGTCGCGCACCTCGCCGAGGTCGACGCCGATCCAGCACGGGTACGCCTTCAACTGCTCGATCGTCAGGCCCGCGACCGTTCGCGCCTGCCAGGCCGACGCGATCATCCAGCCAGCCTCGGTCCGAATCCAAATGTTGAAGTGCTTCGTGAGCTTGTCGTTCAGCGCGCCGGGCGAATGCCGCGCCGCCAGCAGCTTGGCTTCAATGTCACCCGGCTGCACGCTCACCCCATAGTTCGGGTTGGCTTTCTTCGCGATGGCGGGATCCCAGTAGTCGTCCTTGCGGTCGATGGTGTAGTTGATCCCGAAGTACGACGGGTCCTGTGCCACGCCGTCGAGCACCTTCTCGAGGTACGCCAGCCGTTCATGACAGATCCCGCCGAGGTCGACGCCGGCCGTCGTGATCGCCAAGAGCATCGGTTGCAAGCGCGCGCCCGTCGCCGTGTCGAGCACATCCCAGATCGCCCGCGTCTTGTGGGCGTGGAGCTCGTCGACGATCGCGAAGGAGACGTTGAGCCCGTCCAGGGAGTGGGCATCCGCTGACAACGGCATGAACTTCGATCCGGTCTCCGGGACGCTCAAGCTGTACGTGGTCTTCGATCCCAGCTTGACGCCGAAGTACTCGCGGAACGGCGGCGACCGGCGGGCCATCTCCCAGGCGATTTCCGCCACGACCTTCGCCTGGTCGCGGGTGGTCGCCGCGGAATAGCACTCCGCCCCGCTCTCGCCGTCCGCCGTCAGCATGTAGAGCGCGACGATGGCGCCCATCGTGGACTTCGCATTCTTCCGCGGCACCAGGATCAGACCGGTGCGAAAGCGCCGGAGGCCCGCCGCCGTCACCCAGCCGAAGAGCGTGGTCAGGATCCAGCATTGCCAGGGCTCCAATTTGATGGTCGCCCAGACCTGCCGGCCCTCGTCGTCCTCGCCCACCACCACCGCCTTCGGCCCCTTGACGTGCGGCAGCATCTCGGCCATCTGGCAGATCCGCCGCGCCTGCGCCGGATCGAAGTGGAACGGCAACATCACGGTGTCCTGGCGATCGAGATCCTTCCGGTTACGTTCACAGGCCAGCCGGACCCACTGACACGCTGGGATCGATCCGTCGAGGACGCCCGCCTGGTAGTCGGCCGCCAGCGTCAGGTGATCGCTCATAGGCGCGGCCCGAGTTGCGAGAAGGGATTCGTCGGCGGTTTCGGTTTGTCGGACGTCGCGGGCTTCCCGAACGGGGCCAGGCAGAACCGCGCCATCAAGGACTCGACTTGCTTCGCGAGCTGCATGAAGAGGCGCAGGCCGCCGAGCGCGCCCTTGTCCACCATCGCCCCGACCATGACTTTCTTCGAATGCACTTCGCAGAGCAGTCGAAAAGCCGGGATCGTCGACGGCGTCAGGGTCCTGCGTTCGATCGCGAGCGGGGCATACGACCGCCAGAAGTCTTGCTGCTCGGTCGACAGGTCGGACGGCGGTACCGCGAGATCGTCCGGATCCGCGTCGGCGTGCCCCGCCACGACGCCGAAGGGCTTCGCCCTCGGCTTCTTGCCAGCGCCGATGCGCGCCCCGCCCCAGCCCGCCACTAGGCGCTCTCCGTAGCTTGGTGGCTCATCGGAACCACCGGCGCCCGCTCCACCCGTTGCGGGCGCGCTGACAGAGCCGGGCCGTCCAGTGCCACCGATGCACGCAGTCACGGGCCGCGCTACAGGTCCAGGTTCTACGCACGGGCGACCTCGCCAGCCTTCACGGCCTTCTGTCCGCCCGGCCCAGCCGCCCGATCTTGTTTCGGAGCACGTTTCATCTTGAATAGGTCGGTTTTGTCAATTCGAG